TGGCTAGTGTTTACCCTACTAAGGTTATTAATCTCTTTATTGAGAACTATACCAGTTATTGATATACTAGTCCCTAGAACACGCGCTGACTAGCAATAGCTAGTCCGACTAGCAGAAAAGCCAAAAAGTCCACACAGCTTTGCTGTGTGCCGAGGGGGTTGGGGTATAGAATCGACTTTGGGTAGAATACTCAATTGTTTTTTATACTATATAATCCCCACAAAATGTATTACTCAGGAATGTTTTCTATTCTGACAGTCCAGTCCGATGGAATAAGTGGAATAATAGGACTCTGTAAACCAGAAAAAAACGACCGCTTCTGCGGAATAGGATACTATGCGCCTTTGATGTCAATGCGTAAGGATTGTAAGTGAGCGGTGGGTCGTTCTAGGCGACCACCGTTATCTTCAGAATAGAAGTGTTAGATGGAGTCCTTCTGTTGAAGTCCTCTGTGGTCTTTCGACTTAGCGAAGTTACAACTTTTTTGGGACATTGTCAAGTGTTAAAGCTTTACTTTAAGTCAACTCATAATGAAACAAAACGTACCTTTGTACATATAATATATAAAGCACTATGAAAAAGTTTATGCAGATTTTTAAGGACACAAATGATTGGAATGAGAAGACTATAATCGGTTTCTTATCATTTGCTGTAATGGTATTGGTTATGGTTGCCGATGTCTTAAGTGGGTTTTGGGGTAATGATTTACCTATCAATGAGTTCACTTACAATTCTTTTGTGATAGTAACTCTAGGCAGTTTTGGTATTGCGGGGCTAGAAAAATTTGCCACTAAGAAAGAGGGGTAATGAAATGGCTGGTAAAGTTAATTCTAGTTCTGTCATTAACGAGTTGCAGCGCTCAATGGCACTTGAAAAAAGCGGTACAGAAAGACCCAATGATTCTGAAAAAGGATACGTTGGTTGTGCAGGACACGCTTGTAGTCCCGCCTGTGGTTTTGAAGGATACTGTGACTTTGAAGCAACACGATACTATAGTAATAACGAAGAACAGATTAAAGGTCAAAGTAGTAAGGGTGAACGACACTCTTATTATAGACGCGAAATGCGACTCGGATACGATAGTTCGGACTATTGAGGTTCCTTACGAAAAGATAGTATACGTTGAGAAGAAAACCTTCTGGGATAAATTCAAGGATATAATATTAATAGTATCCATTTTAGCAGGTTGCTTGATGGTTGTAGGAAAATGGTGGCGTTCATAATTCTAGTTTTATTCATTATCTTTGCCTTTGTAACACACTATTACTTAAGCGATTACAACTATGCATCTATCCAAGAACCTTTCGCTTGCGGAAGTGACGAAGTCTGCTACTGCGAAGAGGCGAGGAATTGCCAATGAGCCGACAATAGAACATCTTGAGAACCTTAAGGCGGTTGCAGAGAACATCTTTCAACCTATACGTGAGGAATTTATGTGTCCCATATTCATAAGCTCTGGTTACAGGAGCGAAGCTCTTAACGAAGCTATTGGGGGAAGTAAAACCTCTCAGCATAGTAAAGGTGAGGCGCTTGACCTCGATGCAGACGTGTACGGTGTGATTACCAACGCAGATATATTCCACTATGCTTTAGATAGACTAGACTTTGACCAACTTATCTGGGAATTCGGGACTGATGAGAATCCAGACTGGGTACATATATCCCATAAGAAAGATAGTAGAAACCGTCACCAAGTACTAAAAGCGGTGCGTGTGGATGGAAAAACAAGATACGTACCGTATGGGTAAGACGGCTAAATACTACGCCAAGAATAAAAAGGCTAGAGATAAAAAGAAGAAGTACGATACAAAGTATCATTCTACAAAAGCTAGAAAGAAGTACCGTGCGTTTTTAAATAGGATGAGACGCAAGTCTGGTCGCTATGGAAATGGAGACGGAATGGACTACGACCATGGTGAAGGAAGGTTTATAAAAGCAAAACGAAATAGAGCTAAAAAATAATGTACGCAAAGAAAAATAATACTTACAAGTCTTTTGAAGAAAAGGCCAACATAGGAAACAATGCTGCAAAAGCATTAGAAACAGGTAAGACAGAGGACGGTTTTCCTCTTACAGCAGCAATGCGTAAGAAGCTAGAGAAGGTCGCTAAAGAGAACAAGAACGTATATCTTATGTCTCCAGCACCTTTCGAAGATGACGGCATGCGCAAGGAAGGTGGGGTGATGCCTATCTATAAGAAAGGCGGTAAGCTTGGTAAGAAAAAAGGCTTAGACTTTAACAAAGACGGCAAGATTACTAAGGCTGACTTTATTATGATGGCTAAAGCTAACGCTAAGAAAAAAGGAAAGAAGTGAAAGCCTCAAAGAAAAAAGTAATGGTAGAAGCCCCCTCTGGATATCACTGGATGTCCGAAGGTGGCCGATATTATCTCATGCCTCATAAGGGTAAGTTCGTTCCGCACAAAGGAGCAGCTCTAAAAATGCCATTTAAGGTTAAGACGGCACATTAATCTGCTCGATGCCCTCTACTTTCCTGTAAAACCTCTGTACAAGCAGTCTTGCTTTTTGGGTTAAGGCATATCTTACTCTATACCTCATCTTACTTTCATCAAACACCGCTTCTTCGTAAGAATTTGGGGATAGCTTATCGTAATACTTGTATATATAGTCTCTTTTTGACAAGGGATACAGTATTCTTTGCCCAAATTTGAGTTTATGGTAGAAATATGCAGAAGAAATGTGGTCTATTGTAAAAAATTCATAGTCGTAAGCAAATATTAAGAAGTTTAGTTCGCTTTCGGATACATCATAGCTCGCAACTATGTCTCTCTGAGCTAGACGTAGGTATTTAAGATAGCTTTTATTAAGGGTGTCCTGTTTTCGGATTTTAAAATCTCTAAACATACCTTTTCTTGAGCGCTTTGCCATTTTTATTAAATTTGCATAATACAAAGATACTCAAATGGCAACTCTTTCAGGAAATAAAGTAAAGGATACGTATTCATCCTTATTAAAATTAGATACAAACGGGTTAACCTCATCCCTAAAAGTGGTAGAGGACGGAGCAGGGGTAGACTCAGCACTAAAACTTTCCACGGACACTGTAGAGGTTGATGGAACGCTCTCGTTTACCGCTGCACCAACAACTGACGCAGCAGAGCTAACAGCTCTATTGGTTGACGGTAGCAATAATGTAGTTAAAAGAGAACTTAATGCTGTTGCTTTTAGTGGAACTACTACGCAGTTTTTTGCAAACCCAATGTTTGTATTGCGACCAAACGGTTCTCACACTTTAACGGATACTCCCGCCACCCCAACTCAAGGTGCTGTAAACAATAATTCAACTACATCGTCATATCTGTTTAACGACAGTAGCAACACACATTTACAGACTTCCTCAACAACAACAGGGGCTGCTACTATAGAGCGTGCTGGAGCTATTAAAATAGAGGTTAACTTCATTCTAGAGATAACTGCTGGAAACACCGATGTAACTATTCGTGTTTATCGCAAACCTTCTGGCGGCTCTGCCGCTGTTATACAAACGATAGTAAGGTCTAAGGTAGCTACGGGAAACATGGCTATAGGTTTTAGTTTGTTTACGCACTGCGCAGATGGTGAAGACATATACTACGAAGTTGGTAAAAATAGTTCTGGCGCTGGCTCACTAACAACTCAAAGTACGTTTACAATAACGAAACTAGACTAATGACTGAAAGACAAAAAGATTGCATTTTAGAGATACAAGAACTTATTGTAGCTATAAATGATGTAGTTAAGAAGTTTGAACTTGAAGACGAGTTTCTGGCCGCTATAGCTGTAGGTTTTGTAGACCTAGACACAACGTACACAGATGAAGATGGAGACAGTAGGGCTAACATGAGCCTTCTATCTACATTTTCCGTGGCAGACGAAGACGAGTTAGATGATTTGCTTTCTTATACCGTAGAAGCGTATAGAATAGAGCAACAAGAAGAAGCTCCTGACCCGTCAAGTATAGATTATTGGATTAACTTATCAAATAGAGACGGAAGCATAAACTAAACTGCTTTCGTTGTTTAATTAAATTAAAATGATTAGAAAAATAGTAATAGGGCGAGACCCTAAAGACGCTATGGCATACTATGTCGGTATGCGAGCGGGAGCTGGGAAAGTGAGTGCAATTCTATTAGATGAAAAGCATCTACACAAGTACAGCGAAAAAAGATACCTAGTGTACATAGAGAACGAAGAAGGAACTATACTGTGGAAGTCTGTAGACAGTATGCCCTGTATTGTAGAGTACGATATTAAATTCGATTGATATGAAACCACTACACCATTTTATAGTACACATACCTCAGAAGTTTAATGATGAGGTTTCATTCAATGGAGGAACATTGCAACTTGTGAGCAAGTTCAATGAATTCGAGCATAGAGTAAACTACGGTGAGATTGTAGGCTGTCCTGTAGACTGTCCAATAGAAAGCTGTGAAGGGGCTATTCTATACTTCCACCATCACGTTGTAATGGAACAAATGTATGACCTTGGAGAAGATTTATTTTTGGTCAACTACGACCCTATCGGAGGATATGCAAACCACGCTATCGCTATCGAAGACAAAGCTGGTGATATTACTATGCTTGGGGATTGGTGTTTTGTTGCACCCCCTGTTGAGCAGGAAGAGGAAACAAGTGATTCTGGCATTATTCTTAGCCTCAAAGAAGAACCAGAACTGGAAGGCGTACTACTTACCCTACCCTCAGATTCAGAATGGATTGGAGCAAAGTCTGGTGATATGGTGGGTTACACGAAAAATTCAGAATATGAAATGGAACTCATAGGCGGTGACAAAGTATACCGCATGAGAACAACAGAGTTAGTATATGTCAAGGAAGCGTAAGTTTAGTACAGAAGAAGCTTCGGTAAGATTGTTGTCCTCTATGGAGGTAGCTATAAACAATATGATTGATGAAGTAAGAAAGCCTGTGGACACAGAGCTTTCCGGGTCTCAACGTAAAGCTGAATTACAGAGTATAAAACAAACAGCAACTGATGCAAAAGAACTACTCATTGAATACCAAAGGCTTGAGCAAATGGTCAAAGAACTCCGAGAAACAGGCGGTATTGAAGGGGAGCAAGATTACTCAGGGGGATTCGCAGAGAAGTTCTCCAAGTAATCAGATATTCTGTTACTGGGATTACTAATGCCTAATAATATGATAATGCTCGCCTTCGTAGGTGCATTTATTCAAGGACTTACACGAGTTTTTCTGTGTAGCACAAGATGACAATAAAAGAATCGAAGCTATTAATATAATACGTTTCATAAATCAAATTTAATGAAATGGCTGGACTTAAACAAATTGAAGGGTATGATAACTATGTTATTAATATATGTCCCAACGATACAGGTGGCGAGGTTACCGAAATTGGTGGGATTGATATTCAGCTTCCCAAGATACCCCCTAAAAAAGAAATCCTTGGATATGAACGGAAGCCTGCTGTGCAAATGTGGAGAAGACTTCCTGTGCCAGAGGAATTGCAGAGGATTCGCTCTATGGATGAGTGGTACGAAATGCCATCAGAATTCAAAAAGAAATTTTCTCCATACATCGAGAAGGAGTTTGAGCGTAGGCGCAACGGTCTTTGGTTTTACAATAACGGTAAGCCTGTCTACATTACAGGGAGACACTACATGATGTTACAATGGAGCAAGATGGATATAGGCTATGCTTCATTTTTAGACTTTCAAAGAAAGCTATTTGTTCATTTTGCTGCCTGTGAAGCAGATTCGAGATGTATTGGGCAGATGTACACGAAGTGCAGACGTTCTGGATATACCAATATGTCTGCGGCTATACTTGTAGACGAAGCTACTCAGGTAAAGGATAAGCTGTTAGGTATACAGTCTAAAACAGGTAAGGACGCACAGGAGAATATCTTTATGAAAAAGGTAGTTCCTATGTTCAGAAGCTACCCTTTTTTCTTTAAGCCTATACAGGATGGTACAACCAATCCTCGCATGGAGCTTGCATTTAGAGAGCCTTCTAAGCGTATTACAAAAAGCAATAAAACATCTAATAAAGGCGAAGCTCTTAATACAATTATAAACTGGAAGAACACTACCAATAACGCATATGATGGTGAAAAGCTTCATATGATGTATCTAGATGAAAGCGGTAAGTGGGAGAGGCCAACAGATATCAGAGAAGCTTGGCGTATAGAAAGAACTTGTTTAATTGTAGGTCGTAAGATTATTGGTAAGTGTCTTATGGGTTCTACTGTAAATCCAATGGATAAAGGTGGCAAACAATACAAAGAACTCTGGAGAGATTCAGACCCAGAAGATAGAAATGCAAACGGAAGAACAAAGACTGGACTTTATAGATTATTTATACCCGCCTATGAAGCGCTTGAAGGATTCTTCGATGAGTATGGAAACCCTGTTATTGAAAACCCAGAAAAACCTGTTAAAACGATTGATGAGGACTATGTGGATATAGGCGCTAAGACTTATTTAAAGAATGAAAGAGATGCTCTTAAGCATGATGCTAGAGAACTAAACGAATTTATACGACAGTTCCCTTTTACCATAGACGAGTCAATGAGAGATAGTATAGAAGGTTCTACTTTTAACATTGGAAAGATATATGAGCAAATAGAGCATAATGACGAGCTGTATCCAAACCCTGTGGTTCAAGGTAATTTTAGCTGGAAGGACGGAATTAGTGATAGTGAAGTTGTTTTTAATCCGAACCCAAAAGGCAGGTGGATGGTATCTTGGATGCCTAAGCCTGAAGATAGAAACAAACAGACTGAAAAGTACGGCTCAAAGTATCCTGCTAATGAGCATATAGGTGTAGGCGGTGTGGATAGCTATGATTTAGATTCTACCACAGACAACAGAGGCTCTAAGGGGGCTTGTCATTTATACAATAAGTTTAACATGGCAGCTCCTGCAAATATGTTTGTAGCTGAATACGCGTCAAGACCCCCTCTGGCTAAAATATTTTACGAGGATGTTTTGATGGCATCTGTATTCTATGGCTATCCATTATTGATAGAAAACAACAAGTATGGAATAGTAAGGCATTTTGAATCTAGAGGCTATCAAGAATATGTAATGAGGAGGCCAGACCATTTAAAGTCGCCAAACGCGTCCTCAAACACGAAGACACGAGGTATACCGTCTAACTCAGTTGATGTCATACAAGCTCATGCTCATGCAATAGAAGCCTACGTAGAAGAACACGTAGGTATAAATACTCAGACAGGAGAAATGGGAAAGATGTATTTCCAAAGAACTTTAGATGATTGGATTGGGTATAAGATAGATAATCGAACAAAGTATGATTTAACAATTTCAAGCGGGCTTGCTTTATTAGGGGCGCAAAAAACAAGGGTGGATAAAAAGCAGGCGCAATTCGATGATAAACAATTTTTCCGTAGATACACCAAAGAAGTAAGGCGTTAAAACTCAGGTCTTTATTTTCGTATATTTGCGAGGAAGTATTTGCGAAACGCTATATGTACGAAAACGATAACGATAAAGGGAAGTACGGCAATTTCCCAGACCCATTTGCTGAATATACAGTTAAGACTAATAAGTCCTACGGTCTGAAGTATGCTAAAGCTATTGAAAAACAATGGGGAAACTCTGACGATGAGCGCAGTCTTTTCCGAAGACGCATGAAGGACTTTGAGACCAACCGCGATTACGCTAATGGTACGCAAGATACTTCAATCTATAAACAGATATTAAACTCTCTTGACCCAAACAGCGGTGACGGTACGTTGCTAAACCTTGATTGGTCTCCAGTGCCTATTGTCCCTAAGTTTGTTAAGATTGTAGTAAACAATATACTTTCTAGAAAACCATATCCAAACCTTACAGCTATTGACCCTCTATCTCAGTCTCAAAAAGACAAAGAGAGAGCCAAGAAGATGTTCCAAGTTAAAAACAAAGACGTTATACAAGACCTAGAAACCCTAGGTATAGACACAAAAATTGACACTTCTTCTATACCAGAAACGGCAGAAGAGGCTGAGATTTTTATGGATGCTAATGTTAAAACAGCAGCTGAAATAGCTGCTCAAGTTGGCACTAATATGACTTTAGAGTGGAATGATTTTGACCAGCGCGTTTATCGCAGAGCAGTCAATGACTTAGTAGCTTGTGGTATGGGTGTTATAAAAAGAAGTAACGACCCAAACTATGGAATCAAAGAAGAGTACATCGACCCAGCATTCTTCTTCCATAGCTACACCGAAGACCCTACGTTTAGTGACCTCATCTATGCAGGACACGTTAAGAAAGTCAGCATCTCAGAACTTAAGCGTATTGCTCGTGATGAGCTTACAGAAGAGCAATATGAAAAAATAGGTCAAAGCGTAAAAAATAAATACCAGAACCGAGCTGATAAACTAAGCTATAAATACTACGATGAAACTCTAGACCGTACAACTTACGGATACGATGAGTTTATTGTCGAGATTATGGATTTTGAATTCATGTCTACTGATGATATGGTGTTTGAGCAAAAAAAATCTAAGTTTGGTAACAGCGGATTCTACTACAAGGGATTCAATTACACACCGCCTAAAGAATCTGTATACGATAGAAAGCCTCAGCACATGAATATTCAAACAGTGTTTGGAGGGAGTTATGTTGTAGGATGCGGCTATGTTTATGATTACGGGCAAAAAAGAAACATACCTAAAAACGTACACGACTTAACTAAAGCTAGATTATCTTATTCTGTAGTTGCAACTAACTTGCGCAGAATGATGCCTAAGTCTCTTGTGGGCTCGGTAATAGGATTTGCTGACCAGCTACAACTTTCTCACCTAAAATTACAACAAGCCATTGCTAAGGCTAAGCCAGATGGATTAATTGTAGATATTGAAGGGCTAGAGAATGTACAGCTGGGTAAAGGCGGTGAGCTTCAACCATTAGACATACAAGACATCTATGAACAAACAGGTGTATTCTACTATCGCTCAAAGAATCCAGAAGGTGGATTTCAGAACCCCCCAGTTAGGTCTTTAGACAATAGTATTAGGAATATTAATGAGCTTATCGGTATCTATAATCATAATCTCCGTCTTATACGTGATACAACAGGTATTAACGAAGTAATGGACGGAACATCTCCAAAGGGAGAGCAGTTGGTTGGTGTACGTCAGCAGGCAATTGCTGCCGGTAATAATGCTATCTACGATATATCTAATTCAGCTTTGTATTTATATACTAAAGTATGTGAGGATATCGTAAAATGTTTACAGATACTGCCTCCTAAATCTGTTATATTTAAAGCTTATGAGCAGGCTATAGGTAAGACTAATATGAAGGTATTGGCTTCTTTTGGAGACCTTCCTATGTATAACTTTGGTGTTAAAGTTCAGACAGAGATGGATGAAACTGAAAAGTCATACTTAGAGCAGAACATACAAGTGGCTCTTGCTCAAAAAGAGATTGACTTAGAAGACGCAATGTCTGTAAGACAGCTTAAAGATGTAGACCAAGCAGAGAGACTTCTTATTATAAGACGCAAGAAAAGAATGAAGTTGCAACAAGAAATAGCGCAAAGAAACTCTCAGATGCAGGCTCAGATGAATCAACAGACTGCACAGGCATCAAGTCAAGGCAAAATGCAGGAGATTCAAATGCAAAGCCAAGCCAAGATTGCAGAGATACAAGCAGACGCTCAAGCTAAAGCTCAATTACTGCAATTGGAATACCAGCTAAAAGGTCAAATTGAGAGCGCTAAGACTCAAGTTCAAATGGGAATGAAGCAGCAAGACATGCAGTTTCGTGAAGGAATAGAATCAAGCAAAGAAGAAGCTAAAGACAAGCGAGTTAAGAAACAAGCTGTTGAGCAGTCTAAGATGATTTCTCAACGCCAAGGGAAGCGTGGGGAATTGCAAGACGAAGGCGATAGCCTTATTGACCAACTAACTTCTTGATAACCAGTAAATTAGTATCTTTGTAACATGGCTACAAAAATAAACTTAGACAACTCCACAAGGGTAGATATAACTTGCAGAAGAGGTGATACTTTTACTTTAGAGTTTACGTTTTCCGATGATGCTGGCGATGCGTTAGATTTGACATCGTATACTTGGAAGATGGATGTAAAGGAAACAGACACTTCATCTGGAGATATTATAGCCGACAATAGCTTTACTTATAGTGGTACTGCTCTAGGCGTTTTAACTATAACGGCTACAGCCGCAGTGATGGCTGCTGTAGAAGGCGGTTTGTACGTGTATGATTTACAGTCAAATTCTTCGGGTTCTGTAAAAACATGGGTGTACGGATTATTTAAAATTAATGAAGACGTAAGTGAGTAACGTAGAAGTAAATAGCGGAGGTGGAACTACAATTAGTGGTGTAACCACTACTACAAGTTCTGTAGCCATCAAACAGCCTTCTATCAACGTTAGTGTTGGGGGGATTATTGGTGGTGATGCTAATTATGTTCATAACCAAGAAGTGGTTAGCAGGGTATGGGAAATTGAACACAACTTAAATAAATACCCATCGGTAACTATTGTTGATAGTGGTGATAACGTACTCTACACGGAGATTGAATACATTAATAAAAATACACTAGAGGTAAGGTTTGAAGCCTCCACTAGCGGTAAAGCCTATATGAACTAAAAAATAAAAAAAATGGCGATTAAGTACAAAAGTAATATTGACCTAGGGGGGCTTCAGCTACAGAAAGCTGCACTCCACCCTGTAAACACACCTCCAACAAGCCCAACCGAGGGACAGGTATATTGGGATACGGGTGATGACAAACTCTATGTAAGTGATGGCTCAAGCTGGATTGATGTATCTGGTGATGTTCGTCAAATTGACGCTGGCGGAGGTATTGCTGTATCAGGCGGTTCTGGTGGAACAGCAACGGTATCTCTCTCTCACTTAGGTCTTGAATCTCTTGCAGCAGTTTCTGGAGAAAGTGCTGTTGACTCTATCTTCTTTTACGATGTAAGCGAATCTACTTCTGCTTACCTTACGTGTAGTACGGCTACAGGTATTGAAATTAGCGGAACTTCTTTACAGCTTTCTTCTATTCCTAATTCTTCACTTGCAAACTCTACTTTTCAGGTAGTAGGTGGAAACGGTTTAACAGGAGGTGGTTCTGCTACTTCGTTAGGTAGCTCTTCTACTCTTGCTGTAGGTGCTGGTACTGGTATTTCGGTAGCTGCTGATGCGGTTGCTGTTAAGGGAGCTTCTTCTTTAAGTGATGATACTATCGTAAGATGGGATGACACTAACGGTCAGTTTGTTGATACTGTTATTACACAGAACGCTTCTACAGGGGTAGTTACTGTTGGGGATGATTTAGTAGTAACGGGTGATTTAACAGTACAAGGCGCATTAACCAGCATTGAGACTACTAACACTGCAATTACAGATAACGTAATTGTACTTAACAGTGGTGAAACAGGAGCAGGTATTACATCTGTTACCTCTGGTATTGAGATTGAGCGTGGTACGGAAGGAAACAAAACTTTTGTATACCATGAAACTAATGGTCAATGGGAACTTAGCGGTCAATTAAAGATTAGTGATATTCCTACTGATTCTGATGTAGGTTCATTCCTTATTCAAAATACTACCGCAGGAGATGCTGGAGAGGTTAAAAAAATGCCTCTTGCTGATGTTCGTGATGCTTTAGGCGTTTCTAACATGACTGTAACACTAGAAGCATCTAGCGGTACTCAGGCTTCTGGAGCTGTTTGGGTTACAAAGTCTAGTAACACTTATACAGTAGAACACCAAATGGGTACTAAATTTATTATGGCGCAAGTATATGATTCTACAAACTATGAAACAGTTTTTGTAGAAACTAAACGTAATAGCGATGACCAAATACAAATTGTATTTGCGGATTCTGTAACAGACGGTGATTATTATCTATCTCTACAAGCAACTAGATTCCAGACGCACGGTGACGATGGCAACATCCAAGGCGGTGGTGGCGGACAAATCGGGGGTTAATACTCTGATACTCTAATACAAGGAGGGGCAAACGCCCCTCTTTTTTTTGTATTTTTGTGAGATATAGACATTCACTATTATGGCAATAAAGTTTCTAAGCGGATTAAATCTAAGCAACGTCACCGCTGGCTCAATATTAAAACTTGATTCAAACGGTAATATTGTTGCAGCCGTAGACGGAACTGATTACAATACAGCCGCAGGCTCTTGGACTACTACTGGCTCTGACATATACAGAAACAGTGATGTACGTATCGGTACATATCAATCTGGTGTAGCACCCGCTGCAAGATTACACGTCTTTGACTATCAAACCACAGACCCTAAACTTCTTATTGAAGATGGTAACACTGGTGATGCCAGTATGCAGTTTAAGATTAGTACCCAGCAGTACACGATGGGTATTGACAACTCAGACTCTGATAAGTTCATTATTGCCAATGCAGGTGGTTTTAACTTAGCTGCAAACACACACGCTCTTGAAATAGCCACTAATGGTAAAATCACAGTGCCTGCACACACTTCTAATGGAGCTATTAGACTTGAAATGGGGGGATACAATCGTCTACGTTTTAACGGAGGTATTGATTTGCTTGGCTATGGTTCTGACCATTTGTGGGTCATAGGTAACTCTACGACAAATACTATTAACCTTGGCGCTGATTGGGATTGGGACAAACAAGTTGCGATTTCGTATACGCCTAATACTGTAGGTGGTGCTGGTGGTGTAATGATTCTTGGACAGACTGAAAAGAACAACGCTAACTGGACTCACGGTACTACCAAGCTATACACAAACGGTGCTGAGAGACTTCGTGTTGACTCAAACGGTAACGTGAAAGTATATGGTGGTAATTTAGACCTTCGTGACCCAAATGAAAATCAAGCTACAAATGTATTATACTTCAACGCTAATAACGGTAATTCTGGAAATACCTCTAATGATATAGGTACTGGTATTGTATGGAAACCAGATTACACTGGTTATTCTAAACGCAGTGCTGGTATCATGCAGATTGGTGAGGGTAATTATTTTAAGTCTGGTCTTGCTTTTTACACAAACAACACATCTAATAACTCTACGGATTGGTCTGAGCGTATGCGCTTGGATATGGATGGTAATGTAGGTATTGGGACTACAAGTCCTTCTGCTAAACTTGATGTAAGAGGTGGAGCAGATATTTACGACAGCCTTACTGTAGGTAAGACTAATGTAGAAACTAGCACTACAAACTATGAAAATGTATTAAGAGTTCGGGGTAAAAACAATTACTCTGACGGTACTACTTGGTATGGCACATATGGGCAAATCTTGTTAGACTCTTCTAGCAATATGACCTCTAGTGCTAGAAAATTCTTGATAACAAATGCTCTACATAATAATAAGTTTGCTATTGTTAGGTCTGTTGATGCAAACACAGACCCTGTAGTAAATTCAACAGCAAGCGGCAGCACTCCCAACAGCGGTACTGCCGATTTTGTTATTGATAACTCAGGCAACGTAGGTATCGGAACTACGAGTCCTTCTCAAAAGTTGCATGTAGCAGGAGATATTTACACAAGCTCTGATTTTAGAGGTAATAGCATTATATCAGCAAGTGCTGCTCTTACTATTAGTAATACGGGTATACAGCCAGACCAAGGTGATGTAGAAGACATTGTAGCATTTAATTTTGCTACTACTAAAGTA